TAGCAACTTGACATATGCTTACTTTAGTTCCAACACCATCAGCACCAGATACTAAAATAGGTTCCTCATATCCTTGAGGAACCTTTATCATTCCACCAAACCCACCAAGGCTAGGAACTTTCTTCTTGAGTTCTTCTACGAACTTAGTACCAGCATCTATATCGACACCAGCAGTTTTATAATCGAGCACGATTCCCTCCTTTTTGAAATCAAGAGGATCATCCCACTGTCTTTCAGTCACGTTGTCTCCAGTCATCAGACCTCTCATTATGAAACCAGTCTACCACATCTTGCGGATCTGCGAAACCCCTTCGATGATGAGTTGAGTCGGGGTCTCCAATATTCAACTCATTCAGAAAAGAATCTGTCGGGTCTGTGCTAATTCTTCTTGCAGTACTTAACATACCTCTTGCTGCGGTATTTGCTTTTGCCAATTTCTCTGCCCAAATCATATCTTCTAAACTAACTTCAACTCCAGCACCTATGTCTTTACATATAGATGCTAACCTCAACCGATATTGAGTAGAAAGCATAAGGTTAATAAATGTGTACTATTATTTATGTTTATACCTATGGGGGTTACGTGGTCCATCTATAGAAAAAAACGCTATAGGTAGGAACATGACCCAACTGAATAGGGCAAGTGTATTCATATTCTGCCCTATCCAATGTATGAAACTACTGAACATGAATTACCCCCTTCATACCTGCACCAGCATGAGGATCACACTGGAAATTATAATCACCTGCCTGTTCAAAGGTAACTTCAAAACTTTCACCAGGTGAAAATGCTAAGTCATTGTGTGATAGTTCTGAATGATCAGCGAATATAACATTGTGTGGTGGTAATTCGTTATTCACAAACGTAACTGATTCACCAGCATTTATTGTTAGTTCACATGGTGCAAAAACTAACATCCCATCCTTACCCATCTGTATTTCTGCAGCATATGCTTGAGCTGCTAATGTCATTGATAGAAAGATAGATGTAACCATGATGGTGAGTCGGCTCATCCACCACATAATTTCATGTTTCATAATCAATCCTCCAATATACAATATTCACAAGAATGAGGATGCTCCGATAAACCTGGAACATCCTCTTTTGCGTTCTGTATTGCTTGAAATGCGTCTATCGCATACTCGCAAATTTCTACTTTATGATTTTGATTATCGTGATAACCAACCGTGTAATGCTTCTGTTGCGTCAGGGGCATGATTGTTTCAATCCCGTACTAACCGTATTTATAGCACAGGTTGAGTAATTTTGCCTAGTTCAGTGTGGACTCCAACACTCTGTCAGGTTCTAACAACAATATCTCCATCATCGTCATCATCATCTTCTTCATCAACCCAAGGATCTGATAATTCATCTTTAAGTTTTGATATTCTATCTTGCAATTCTTTATATTCTTCTAAGTCACATTCAGTTTTTTGCTCAAATGTAACACCCATTAATTGTTCACCAGGTTCTACATCAATCATTTCTGGATGAACCCTCTTAGTTACCTCAGTAGTCCATGTACCTTGCCTATAATTCTTCATAGGCATCTCATCAATGGATTTTAAATTTCTCCACATCAAAGCAAAAGCAGCACCTGCCAGTGCTGCTGAACTCAAAATAAAAAGTAATGCTGTTGCGTTATTCACTAAAGTAAAATTGCTCCTATAATAAAACCTTTGGCAAAGCAAAGACAAAACATTTGATAATTCGATAATTTAAACTTACCTTGAATCTTATAGGCAATATTCTTATCCCATTCCTTTACCCTATGAAAAGTTTCTCCGATATTAAGGTTCCACACTGTTCTCTCCTCTCTTTAAATAGTATTTGGTCGATTTAAATATAATACCATGATGTTCTAAAAGAGACACCTTGGTGTCTGTCATTTCCTCACTATAGAAAATGACAGGTTGTTCTCTGTACCCTAAATCTCCACTCATGATTCCTCCTCCTCTGCTATCGTCTTATAATATTCTAACTTACGTCGAAGAAAGACTACTTCCTTCTCCAACTTTTCATTCTCAGTGGTCAACTCTGCGATTTCTTGCTCGTAAAGGATAATCATACTCTCCAATCGAAGGACATCATTCTCTAAATCCCAATCCATTATAACACATAAAGTGAAATGGGTCTAATTATTTAATCATTTAATCCTTTCTTTAGATTTCTTCTACACATGCATCACTAAAGTTTTCTGCAATATTTCCACCTAGTTCAGCACCTTCATTCATCCCTATCATCGAAGCAGCACCTGCCAAAACCCAACCAACAAAAGGTATAGAGGAGAGACCAGAACCAACAGAAGCACCAACGCTCCCACCGACCATCCTTCCTGTACCTTCACCACTTCCTCTTGCTTTGATGCACTCAATTGTTTTGGCACTAATCTTCTTTTCGCCATCACCTGTCAATCCTGATGGATCAATCCACGCAGTTCGAGTAGATACAGGACCATCATGATGTACTGCACCATTCATTGTATACTCTTGTATGATTTCAGTAGGTTGACCTTTACTGAATAGTCCACCCTTGCCAGGTATAGTCTTAGTAGTGAACATAGACTTAGGATCATTGGCATTATACCTTATCCTATACCCTTCAGTTCCTGCTTCAACTTCATAAGAAGTATACTCACTCACAGGAATGTTGAGTTGAGGGAACTTACTCAGTGGTTTTCTATTGGCAATAATACCAATCATTCCTAGATGAGAAAGACCAAGTAGACCACCTAATCCGATGGCAACCCACTTGGTTTTATTGATGTTTTTGATTTCCATAACAAAATCCTCTTGTTACATTGTAAATTTTTCGTCTGATTGTGTATCAGTACTAATTTTAATAGGTGCTTGCTCAATTCTAATTGTTTGAGTAGGACCAGTCTGTGATGCTTTTTCGATTAACAACTCAAGATCTTTCTTGCTGATGCCACCGCCACCATTGCCACCGCCATTACCGTTAGCATTCTTATCCATTTTCATAGTGCCGTCATTCTTTTTACTAGCAGTTTGGATTCCAAAGCTAGCTAAAACTCCTGTAAAAACTGAAGCTATAAATGTCGGATCAATTTTCTGTTGTGGTACACCTGGAATAGCCACATAATTTAAAGTCAATATTCCACCTGACCAGGCAAGAACGGTAATTCTCACAAAAGTGGAGATGATTGCTGCTTGTTCATCAGCATCTGGAAGTATAGCTTCTTTTACTTTACCAAGAAGACCTTTCTTTTTAGGTTCTTCTTCATGCAGTTCTTCTTCTACTACTTCCTCTTTTACTTCGTCAGGCATAAAAATAGGGCATCTATGTTATATATAGACACCTTATTTTTTAATTAACTGGTAAGAATAAAAAATCAGGGAAGTAATAGTTAACTTCAATGAGTATAACAGCAGTAATAGTCAACCATATAGTTGCTACAACTGGTGCAGACCTAAACCATTTTGTATAGAAAATTTTAAAAATAGAATTCATTTAAAACTGGGGAACTCCGAGTCCACCTGATGGTATTGCTGCTTGTCCTGCTGGTGGTGCAAGATCAGGAGTACCTATTGGAAGGTCTCCACCCAATCCACCACCTAAACCACCAAGTGCTTTCTCCTTTATACTTTCTATGATGGAATCTTTATTAACGTAAACGTAAGCACCAGTCCCAACAACGGCAACAGATACAACAGTAGACGCAAGAGCAAGTACATTAATTATTTTTTGCATTGTATTATAGCAAGTAAGTTATTTATCAAAGTAGGCTTTGTAATATGCGACTACACCATCTGCTCTGACATATTTCTCTACCCACTCATCGGCACATTCGTATATTTTTTTATTGGAGTAATCTCCATTACCAAATTTCTTAAAAAGAATTTGTAGAACCTGTTGTCTAAGATTCATTTGTTGTTCGATATCTTTGTCTGTGTCAATCACTTCTCTTCCTCCATCATATAAGACATCATAGTCATAAACATAGTAGTTGTCATTACGACACCAACTACTGTCATGAATACCATTTGGTATATTTCTGTAAGATTGATCATTAAATTAGACCTAAAGAACCTGCGGTCATTCCTACACACACAAAAAAACCAAACTCTAATAAGTCTCTAGAGCCTGGAGGAATTGATGTTAATAATACTGCGAGTGGTATCATTGAAATACGAAAGATAAACCGTTTGTGTAGACTGTTGCTGCTACTGCTGCAACAAAAATTAATTGATACATGCTTTTAAGATTAAAATAAGTACTCCGACCATTGCTAGACGGCCATTCCAACGTTCTGCATATCTCCAATAATGATGAGAAAAATCAATCATGCTCCTGATGGTGCGTATGCTGGAGTCATTTCCTCTTGTCGGATTCTGATTCCTTTACCGCCATCATCGTCATCATCGTCATCGAATCCACGTAGTAGTAGTTCCATCATTACAAGTGCTGCCATAGGATAAAAAATCCAGAGGACTGCTTTCCATATTGGGAATGTATCTGCTGCTACCTGAAATTCGCTCATTTATTTGGATATGCTGATAGTTACGAGTAATTATTTAGTTATGTAAAGTTTTGGACTAGGTAATTATACTAATCAAGGAACCTGCTGTAGCAGAAAC